TGTACTAAATTTAGGAAGCTCTATTCTTTTAACTAATAATCCAACATCTTTCCTTCCTTTTTCTAGCCAACTTTTATCAATTACTGCGGATGGATTGATATTAAAATTAACAAAGTATAGAAAATTAACCTTAGGTGTTCGTGCATAATTATTACGAACATAAAGTCTGTCGGCGTGTTGGTAGTCTTTCATACTGGCATTGCCGCCAGAATCGCCAAGTATTCCACTTGCCGCACTACCTAAAAAATTTGTGAATGCATTACTCATAATAATATTTAGCCAATAAAAAAGCCTGGGGTTTAAGCCAGGCTTAGTAGAGCGTAATTGTTTAACCGCCGATAGCTAATGTACGTACTGTACGACCAACTGTTTCGCCGATTCCAACTGCATTTCCTGAAGAATCCACTTGTAGTGCATTGTCGTAACAGATTGATAGAGAAATGTCCATTGGATCTGTTGCGTTACTATAATCACCACCTTGGTATGTTGCTTGTTTAATCCAACATCCGTGATATTCAAACGCTTCTAATACAACTGGCTCATACGCTCCGTTGCCCCCGTCTAATATTTCAACACGCATTAGGAACTTATAATCAATACCAGATGCGGCACCTGACTGCTCAAAGAAGTCAAATTGTTTCTGCATCTGTTCACCAACTTTACGTGTTACTGCATTAGTCACATCATCACGTAATGTAAGTGTTGCATCTGTAAAACTATGTTTTCCTGCAAGTTTTACTGTACTATTGTAAACAGCTAACTTGATTTCATCAAAACTAATTACAGGACGAGTTACGTTCATAACCTGTTTAGTAAGTTCTGTTGCAGGTGTACCAGCTATGCCAAATCCGTCTAAGGTAACGCGGAAACGATATCTTAGTTTTGGCATCAACAAACCTTGAGTATTAGAACTCTGATCTGTCGAAAGCGGTACTGTAAATCTACTTAAATTTGAAATTGGCATTTAAATGCTCCTTGTTCTTTATTTATTAGGCGTTAGTTCCAGGAAAACCAGCACCTAAGTTTCCACTTGCAATAGCACCGGTGTTAAGTATACGCAATGGAATATAAATGAATTCAACTGCTTTAACTGGTTCAATAGCAATGTCTAACCATAGCTCTGAACGGTCTATTCTAGCTGGAGTATTATTACTTGTATCACATACAACAATAAAGTCGTAAAGAGCTCGTTGACCTACTAATTCAATCAATAGGCTTTCGGCAGCGGCTTTAATTTCTCTACGTGTTTGTGCGTCATTTGGTTCAAACAAGAATGGTTTAGATAATATACCTAACTGTCTACGTAAGTACGCAATTAAACGTGCAACATTAATACGATCTAATGCAGATGCTCCATTAGAACGAGTGTATTGACCAAAGTTAACAATGCCAACTCCAGGAATTGTAGCAATAGGATTAATTTCTACGCTGTGTAAAGTATCTCTCAATCCTTCATAAATTGCTGTAGTTTTAAATGATCCTGTGCTATCAATATAACCTACCGAAGTTGCATTATCAACAGTACCACGACGTGTACCAGCTGGAGCAAACCATTGATATGATTTAGCATCACTGTTTACAATTGTGCGTAGCATCATATGACTTGGAGGAACAACAATGTTATTTCCTTTGTTGTCAGTTGTATAACCACTTGGGTAGAACATAGACATATAATTGTCATAAGTTACTGCACCATCTTCACCGTTATCAAGCGCATTGGCAGTATTCTTACCCCAGTTGTACAATGTTGTTGCAGTTGGTGCTAATCTAAACGGAGTATCACCTACAACAAATGCTGTTTGACCTCTGTCTGTATTCAAAGCAACCATATTAGCAATGGTTTCCGTGTAACCAGGTGTTGCTATTAGATTATAAACTAATGTATCAGTATCACGGATATCTGTATTGGTATCAATTGTTGCTTTCATACGAGATACAATATAACCACGTTGTGCTAAACGACCAAATGTACCAACATTGTTATTATCATTAGGACTTACTGTTACCCAACGATCTGTATTATAACCAGACATTGGATCATTTTCATACATAATATTTTCGCCATTATTAGCAAGAATATTGATATAACCTGCTACATATTTCTTAATGTTAAATCCAGAGCGACGTAAATTCCATAAGCGTGTACCTCTTGGATACAATGCTGGATCAACAACATCTGGGTCTACATAATTGCTAACCAATAGATCAGCAATAGGAGTTACTGTTTCCATACTGTCTGCGCCTGCTGAGCTCCAACGAGCATCTGCAAATACCCATCCTGTAGGACTTGTATGATCTTCAACATCTTGTAGATCCCAGGTTAATGTAGAACCATTCCATATGTAAACATCTTTACCATAACGATCTATATCAGCTGTACTAACCCAAATATCGCCATCCATTAAGTCTGTGCCATCACTTTGTGTCATAGGTGCAGTTGCACCAACAATAGGACCATTAGGATCTGTGTCAGGGAAAGCATTTAAATACCCAGTCCATTGTGAACCATTGTGATACATAATGTCTACACTGCTTAAATTTGTATCATACCATAATGTATCATTGGCTGGTAATGTATATGGAGTTGTTGGCAATGCTTCGTACACTAATGGTTTCCAGTTTGTAGCAATAAACCCGTAACCATCTGATGCAGGTGCATTGTATAAGTTTGCTGTACCAGTCTTAGAAGACATATCGTAAGCAGTAAATCCTGCACTACTTAAAGGAGTGTTATCAAAGTCTGTAATTTCAATATCACCACCTAATGCGTGTGTTAATGTTACACGATTAGTTACTGCATTAAATGAAGCAGTTACATTGATTAAACCCGATGTATTAACAGCCTGGGCCAACAATTGACCAACATAAGTTGATGTTGTACCTTGCCAGCTAATTGACATAGAGTCACTCCAGCTAGATGATTCGGCTAGTGTTTCTCTAATTGTAAATGAAGTTGTACCAGATGTATAGTTTGTAGAAGCCGCACTTGTAATTGTTGTAGGACTTGTTGCATTTCTGCGCCATACACGGAATTCTGCAACAGGAGTATCTTCGTTGATACCATAATGATCAGGATCTGTTTCTACAAAAATAGTACCTGTAGCAATGTTTTTACCACCACCTACTGAATCTAATTTTGATATAGCTTGTACTGTACTATTATATAAAGGAGCACTTACTGTTCCCCAGGTCTGTGTAGAACCATTATAATATTTTACAACCCAGTTCGAACCGTAACCGGGACTTGTTGTTTTGATCCAAACACTACCAGTTGTTGCTGTAGTTCCAGCAGATGTAAAATCTGGATATTGTGTGTGAGGAGAAACAACTACTTGTTTACCACCGTCAAATGTTTGACCAACTTCGGTCCAAGCGTTTGAAGATGCAGTTGTTTTATACCATACTGCATTTGGATAGTTAGTGAAGTTATCTGAAGTAACAACTACAGCATAATCGCCTTGCTGACCAAATGAGTCAACTGGCACACCATCCATTAACTCTGTAGCAGAATTGCTATCATCGATAATTAATGGAGTCTTAACTGTAAATGTATTTGTTCCGCTATTCCATTCGTTAATACCGAATAAACTAGATTTTGTATCTATCCAATAAGTACCAGACATAGGTGCCCCAGTTGGAACACTTGTGCTTCCTTTTAATGAACCTAGATCAACATCTGCACGAACTACATATGCACTCGAGCTTGCACCTAGCAAACTATAAGCGGCTTGTAAACCGTACTCGTTTAGTTCATTACCATGAAGTGGATTACCATTTGTATCGGTATAAAATAACGGTGTACCGAATGTATCGGTTAAGTCTCTCTGACTTGTTATTAACCAAACTTTTCCAGTATTGGCAGCAATCGTTCCTTGTGCTGTTCCTGTACCAGAAGCATTTTCTTTATCTTGTGCTGTTGCAACGAATATAATCGGTGTACTTGATGGTGCGGCTGGAGTATAAAAACTCTCGTCGATAACGCTTACTTGTACGCCTGGTGAACCTAATGTGGCCATTTGTCAATCTCCTTAGTGGATTACTTGTTTTATTTAGCCCGCATTATAAAAAATGCAGGTATTAAATACATATGAAAAGGGCATAAAAAGGGCAGTAATGAGAAAATTATGTAAAAAATGTGGTGAAAATCCAGTAGCAATCAATTATCATAAAGAAGGTCGTGCATTCTATAGATCAATGTGCGATCACTGTGCTCGCGGTTATAAAGAGAAAAGGCCACTTTGGGCACTTTCTGGATATAAGAAAAAATCTATATGTGATAGATGTGGATTTAAATCACCACATCCTGAATCATTCAATGTATTTCACGTAGACGGAGAACTTACAAATTGTAAATTTACAAATCTAAAGACTGTATGCGCAAACTGTCAGAGAGTGCTACATAAAGAGGGGGTTCGTTGGAAGCAAGGGGATCTTGTACCTGACTTTTAATCATCGTTTGTAGTTGATCATATAGATCTTGTATAGATCCGTTATTATCTAATATATAATCAAATTTAGTGCCGACCCAACTTGTTTCACTTGCGTGTATTTTAAGTCTTTCTAATTTTTCTTTGCTAAGTGCCCAAGAAGTATTACCATCTGGCCCTCTATTAACACTGACTGCGGCATCATACCATCTGGGTTCTGGACCGCGTACTACACGAATAACAATACCTCCGGCATCTTTGATTGATTTAATCTCATTAGGAAAGCGGCAATCGCTGATAACAATATCGTCTTTTGAATTGCGGAGTTTATTTTCTAATGCGGCAATCCAAATATCATTGTGAAATGACTTGCGACATACTTCGGTGCCCCAGTATTGTAGAACCCATCGTGGTGTTAAATTGGGCATACCTAAACGCTCTGCCCACCAAGGATCTACTTGTTCTCGCCATTCTCGGGCTTGTTTTGTCCTACCTTCGAGCAGATCTCTATCCCATCCAAACACCTGAGCAACAGCATCTTTTAAACTATTGGCAAAACTTTCTCTGCGAAATTGATGAAAATTGCAAAGATAATCTGCTACT